ATCTTTCTCAGGTAGTAATGATGAAAGTGCTTGCTCAATTCTTTCTAGTAATGGGCGAAGTGAGTGTTGTACAAATGAAAGGTTCTGCGCTTCAACGCTAGCAAAACTCATTGCACCTGCAACTGGATGGCCTAATAGTGAAATCGGAACTCGGAACAAACGGGCGATTTCCTCAAGACCGAAGCGTCTGGTATCTAGGAGTTGGGCGTCTTGGGCATTTAGTGAAAGTGGTTTGAATTGTGCGCCGCCTGTTAGTACACCAATCTTACCTGCACGATATGGGCCTGAGTGAGTGATATTCCAATCTCGACCAATAGTGCCTGCTTGCTCCTCAGTTAATTCTCCTGGTACTTCAATAATTCCACCAGGGTTAGCAGCATTGCCAAAGTAAGAAGCGGCATAAGTATCGGCTGCCATAACTGCACCAATAGTAATTCTTGCTGCTTCAACTGGGCCTAAGCCGTAGAAAGAACCAGGTAGTTTAAATAATGGAATATGTAGCAACTCATCTGGAGTGAGAGTCATTACTTTCTGATTGTAATCTTGAGTATAAACTCCGCCTGCTGGATCGTATTCTTTAATTGTTACTTCATAAACTAAAGGTTCATTAGGGTTTTTTCTAAGGATTCTTACTGACTCAGGATTGATACAATAAAGTTCTACAACATCACCCATATCATCACGAACTGTAAGAATGTAAGCGTTGCCTCTTAGATTTAATGAAGCAAGAACCTGCTCTAAAAATTCCATTCGAGTTGATTCAGCATTTGGCTTATTTACCCAGCCTGGTACATCGCCATAAACTGCGGCATAAGAAATTCTATTACGGCCTCGGCGAACATAAGCGCCCATTGGTAGTGATGAAATTGTATCGCCTAATAAACGAACGCAAGCATAAACTGTACTCATTCGGATAGCAGTTTCAGATGAAACTACAACTCCTGCTGGAGAACTATAAGCAGGGCGACCTGGAACTAGCGGCTCAACAAATTGGTTAGTTGATCGCTTTTCACCAGCCCTGCGCAACGCTCTTGATAAATTCATTAATTAGCCTTTTCTGTAATCCATATTAAAAAACTTCCAAGCACGATTAGCGCGGCTGGAATTGAAATGATTGCTAAACCTGTTGTTACACAGGCAACCCCTACTACTTCAACGATCAAAGTAGGATTTATTTTTTTCATTATGCCCCCTTAGACTTGAATAGAAAAATACTTAACAACAGGCGCTTTAGGTTCAGGCGGCTGCGTGGCTCGATCATAACCAAAGATTGCGGCCACAGCAGCATCTACCTTGCGACGGCTAGAAGCCTTAGCAACCATTACTCCTCTTGAGGATTGTTTGGTAACGCAGTTTGAGATGTGACGGGCCAAGCGTTCATCACCATCGTGAGTAAATGATCCATTAACGACGGCTTCGTAAAACTTTTGTGTTGCAGGCACCATTCGTTCCGCCGAGTTTGGATAACTAACAACTGGTAAGCCGTTCTCATCAAGCACCATGAAGGTTCGTTGCCATCTTGCGGGGTCGAATACAATTTCTCTAACTTGGAATCTTGAATCTCGATAGACATCGATTATAGTTTTTTCAACTTCGGCAACTGGCACAAACCAACCTTGCTCTGCATCTATCGGCTTCTCCCAAATTCCAACAACTTTTAAGTGTGGTTTCTCTCCACCTAAGAACCAAGCAACTAATGCAGTTGAGTCATTTGAGAACGCTCCATCAAATGCTAGAACTACATCCTCGCCAGGAATATCCTCGCGCTCTGTATCTATGATTGCTTCCCAAGCGCCAGTTGGTAACCAGGCAGTTTGAGTGCTAACAAAACAATTTATTCTTTTGGTTCTAAACTCTGCTTCAGGCGTTCGTAATACTGCCGACTCAAAATCCTCAAGATCAACAATATCCCCAATGCCAGGATTAGCCTCTTGCCATAATTGCGGATCACGATAATCACCCTCTGGTTTCTCTGGCTCCCACCAAGCAAAGAAAAAACTCGGATCGACATTTTCACCTTTAACAATTCTTTGCCCATATTGATAAAGCGAATAGCAAAGAGAATCTTGCCCACTAGTTGCAGTTTTAACTCCAGCAGTAGTGATGCCAAAGAGAAGCGAATCTTGCCTAGCACCACCTGCAAGGCTCATTACATCCCACAGTTCTCTAGTGGGCTGAGCGTGAACCTCATCAAAGATAATTATTGGTGAAGGGTTTAAACCTTCCTTTGTATAGGCTTCAGCAGATAGAACTCTATAAACTGAACCCTTATCTTTAAATTCAATTACATCTTTGTATAAAGTAAACATTTTAGATAGTTCAGGGTCTAACTCAACCATCCGCTTTGCAGTACCGAATACAATTCGGGCTTGATCTCTATCGGCTGCACAAGAGTAAATTTCAGAACCATTACCGCCAAGAGTTAAACCTGCTAAACCAACGCTAGCAGCAAGTGCGGATTTGCCATTCTTTCTAGCCATTCCGATTAATGCAGTGCGGTGTTTAAATTTGCCGTTTTCTTTTCTTGCCAAAGCGTGATTTAAAAGTTCCCTTTGCCAATCGCGCAAAACTAATAAATCACCAGCAGGTGCTGCAATTGAATCTTTAGTAACTCTACAAACAGCCTCTGCGAATTGCGTGTAAATTTCGCCATCGCCTGCGGCAATTTCTGCCTCTGCAACTGGCGTCAGCCATCGCGGTGGCCAGGAATTAGTTATCACTTTTGTTGGCGCTTAGATAACAAATCCTCTAAGGCTCCCCTAGCCTTTACCTCTGCTACACCTAATCTACCTCGCTGAGTTGGATTTAATCCAAGCGTTGATAGAATAGAAACAAGTTGTGCCTCTAAACTTCTAAGCGCAACTCGATCACGCCAATCAGTTCCACGCAAAACAGTAAGGCGAAGTTGAGTTCTTTCATCCATTGATTCACAAAGAATTGTTACTAACTCAATATCGGTGTTAGGAGAAATCCAAGTTTTACCAGACTCCCAAATTCGATTCCATAACTTTAAACCCTCAACACCTAAAGGTCTTGGTGGGGTTGGAATTTCATCTGCCATTGGTAGGGTCACAATACTTTTTAAATCAGGCAATGATCTTTTACCTGGATTACCTAACCTTCTTTTTAGTTCATTTGGTTTAGGCGGATTTGGCATTGACTAGTACTGCTTTCTCACCCGTAAAATTTTCCCAGCGTTGAATAATAACATCGCAATATTTAGGGTCTAATTCTATAATTCTACTTATTCGATTTGTTTGTTCAGCCGCTAATAAAGTTGAACCTGATCCACCAAACGCATCTAAAACTATTTGGCCTACAAGAGTGGAGTTCTCGATAGACTTTGTAATAAGTAAAATAGGCTTCATAGTTGGATGTTCTTTGTTTACCTTTGGGCGTGGTATTTCCCAAACTGTATCTTGCTTACGATCAGGCGGAGTGCGATGCGCTGCGCCAGGTGTCCAACCGTAAAATATAGATTCATGTCGATAATGATAATCTGCTCGACCCATTACTAAAGTATCTTTTACCCATACGAGAGTGTGCTTCCATACATCTAGTTCGGTTAAAGGTATTGAAAAACACTGAAACAAATTACCTGATGGTGCTGTTACATACCAGCAAGCACCTGGTCTTGTAAATTCAAATATAGATTTAAAAGCAGATCGTAAAAATTCTGTAAGTTGTGCGTGATTTAAATTATCATTTTCTATCGTAAGAGCATCAACAGTTTTGCCAACATAAGAAACACCATAAGGTGGATCAGTCCAAACTAAATCTGCTTTTTCATCATTCAATAATTTTTTAAATACAGTTACATCAGTTGCATCACCGCAAATTAAACGGTGCTTACCTAACTGCCAAATATCACCAAGTTTAGTTTTAGCATTTAATGGTGGATCAACAATTTCATCTTCAATCAATTCTTTAGGTAAACCAGATTCAATCTTTGTAAGTAATTCTTGAACAGCAGAATCGCTCCATCCAGATATACGAACAAGATCAGGATCAACCGCTGCAACTTTTTCTATTAAATCTTTAAGTGCTTGCTCATCATAACTTCCAAGTTCGGCAGTTCGATTATCTGCTAAAGCATAAGCCTGAGCGGTTGTATCGTCGTCGCCGACAAAAGCAACAGCGATTTCTTTCCAGCCGAGTTTCTTTGCAGCCTGCCAGGTGTGATTGCCAGCGATGATTGTGCCGTCATCTTTTCTAACAACAATCGGTTTGCGTTGACCAAATTTTTCCAGCGATGCGGCTACCGCATCAACATCACCAACGCGAGGATTGCCAGGCAAACCTTTTAAAGAATCTATTGAGACCGCAAGATTTTTTAAACTATCAATAATCATTTTTCCCCCTGTTTTTTTCTATTCTGAAAACTTCTGAAATGCGGATATGCGTGTTGCTG